TCAGGATGCGGGGGACTACACGAACACCACGGACGTGAACTTTAGGTTTTTGCCGTGCATGGTCGCCGGATTGTCTTATTACCTGTCGCTGAAGTTCGCACCTGAGCGCGTTGGGCCCTTGAAGCAGTTGTACGAGGAGGAGTTTGCGCGTGCTGCCGCTGAGGACAGAGACACGGCGAGCTTCTTTATCGTTCCGGATGTAGGGTACTAAGATGGCTTACGCCACAGGTAAGTTTGCGTTAGGAATTTGTGACTACTGTGGTCAGCAGTACCCTTTTAACGTTTTGCGGAAGAATTGGCGTGGATTTAAGGTATGCCCCGACGATTACGAGCCAAAAGAGCCCCAGCTTGAGCCCCTTAGATTCGTGGCAGATGCCGTGGCACTTAACCAGCCTCGCCCTGACCGCGCCGAACCACTCAATGTTTATGTTGGCGCTCCCGGTGATAGCCTTTTCCAGAGTGTGGGGAGTGCCTCCGGAACAAATGACATGCGGCCCGCTACAGTGGATAATGCCTTGGTACTTCAACTCCAGCTTGGACAAGTAACGGTGGTAACAACATGACTTACGACGAACTTGTAACCAACATTCGAAACTACACGGACGTAGACGCGAACGTCTTGTCCGAGGCGGTGATCGACACCTTCATCCTATTGACGGGCAACCGTATTTTGCGTGAAGTGGATCTAGACGTCTTTAAAAAAGAGGTCACGGGTAACCTGACACCGACAAACAAGTTCTTGTCTACGCCTGCGGACATCTTGACGCATCGTTACTTGATGATCACGGATGCTGATGGGAATCAAGTCTTCTTGGAATTCCGTGACACGTCGTTCATGAAGGAGTACTGGGCTGACGGCACCGTTACAGGGGTTCCTAAGTACTATTCCGTATGGGACCAGAACACTTTCTATGTCGCACCCACGCCCTCCACCAACTATTCGGCGGAATTGGGCTACATTTACAAGCCCACTGCCATCTCGGCCGGCAACCCCACCACGTGGATTAGCGAGAACATCCCAGAAGCGCTTTTGTATGGCTGCCTAGTTCAAGCGTACAGCTACACCAAGGGTCCAGCAGAGATGATGGCGTACTTTGAGCAATCATATAAGCAGGCGATTCAAGGTATTGGCATCGAGCAACAAGGTCGTCGCCGTCGGGACGAGTACAGAGACGGCATGATTCGTTTGCCGCTTCAGTCCGTATCCCCTGGACCATAAGGTAGACGACCATGGCTTTTTCAGGAAACCAGATTTGCGACACGTTCAAGACAGAGCTTCTTGAGGGCTTGTTTGACTTTAAAGTAGGCACCACGGATGTATTCAAGATTGCTTTGTACACAGCGGACGCAACACTGAACGCTTCAACCACTGCTTACACCACAGCCAATGAGGTTGTGGCGGCGGGCTACACGGCCGGCGGTATTGCGCTGACCCCAGTGGTTGCAAGTTCCAGTGGCGTGTCTTTTGTGAGCTTTGACAACGTGACTTGGAACGCGGTATTGACCGCGCGTGGCGCTTTGGTCTACAAGGAAGACACTGGAAATCCGGCTGTTTTTGTTCTAGACTTTGGGTCTAACAAGGTCTCATCTTCGTCGTTTGTCGTCCAGTTTCCTCCGGCGAACAACACATCGGCAATTTTACGCCTCGCGTAAGGAGTTAAAAATGTTAGTTACTAAAGCAAGATCTACCGACGCTGTGGCAAGCCAATTGACGAGCACGTTGGAAGCAAAAGACAAGGTTTCCGCAGGCGGCGTATTTACCATTCAGTGCGTTGACAAAGAAGGCAATTTGAAGTGGGAAGACCAGAAGCACAACCTAGTGGTTAACGGTGGCTTGCAGGACATGAACGCGCAGTATTTTAAAGGCGCCGGCTACACTGCCACATGGTACATCGGGTTGTATGGCGCAAGCGCGACAAACGACCCCGCAGCTGGTGACACGCCGGCTTCGCACGCCGGTTGGACGGAAATCACACCCTACAGCAACGCAACACGGCCTATTGCAACTTTTGGCACGGCAACCACCGCGGACCCTTCAGTTATTGACAACAGTGGATCGCCTGCGCAGTTTAATATTAACGCCACAGCGGTTGTTGGCGGTGCGTTTTTGATCAACGAGAGCACCAAAGGCGGTACAACGGGGATTCTGTTCTCCGCGTCGGACTTTGCTTCGCCTGGTGATCGCGCTGTTGCATCAGGTGATACATTAAATATTACTTACGAATTCAGCCTAAACGCTGCGTAATTAAGGGGAGTCTCTAAATGGCTACGAAATTTAGCAAGGGCCAAGTCGTACAGGTCGACAAGGTAGTTCCTAAGGGACCTGTCACGGCTCTTCACATGAACTCTTCGGGTGAGTTTTTTTACGAAATCGAATGGGTCGATGCAGAAGGCGTGACACAAAAACGCTGGTTCGCGGAGAATGAGCTAGTAGCTGGAGCCTAATGATGGCTGAAGGCGGCTGGAGCTCAGGCACTTGGGGGCAGGCCGCTTGGGGCATGTCTGCCTACGAACGGGCTGTTTCTGAAACCGCCACGTTAACCGACGCGTCGTCGGGCGCCCAAACCTTTGTCACTGCTGTTGCTGAGAACGCCACTGGGGCGAGCGCCAAGGTCGTTGCGGCTAGCATCTTTAACCCCAGCCTTTCCGAGTCTTCCACTGCGGGGGACAGCACTTCTAGCCTTGTGGACTTTTTGTCCTTGGTGGCAGAATCTGCCACAGGCGCAGAGAGCGCGACCCCTCAAACAGACTTTGTGGCGTCCATTATTGAACTAGTGCGAGCTGCAGAAGAAAACACTGTCTCTGCTTCAGTGTTTTCGGCTACTATAGGGGAAAACGTAACGGTAACTGACCCCCTGACGGCGCGATTCTTGTGGGAAGAAGTGGATGATTCCGAAACCACGGATTGGGTTGTGGTGGATGACTCGCAAACAGTTGTCTGGCAGCCGGTTGTGACTACATTACCGTAATTTAAAGGAATTCAAAGCATGGCTACTTCATACACTTCCATTTTAAAACTCGCGCTTCCGGCCACGGGCGAACTCGCCGGCACATGGGGCGACGTTGTTAACCAGAATATCACAGCAATGGTGGAAGAAGCCATTGCGGGTCTCGCGACCATCAACACTTGGGCAGGGGCGAGCCATACACTGACCACGGCCGACGGCCTGACTTCCGAGTCCCGCGCGGCGATCTTAGAGCTTTCTGGTGCGCCTGGCGCTGCGGCCACAGTTATCTGCCCTGATTCAACGAAGATTTACATTGTACGAAACGGTGTTGCCGGTGGTTTTGCGGCAACGATTAAGACGGCTGCGGGCACGGGCGTGACGATCCCTAATGGGAAGGTAGCCGCTGTATATAGCAATGGCACAAACGTGTTGGCGGCGACCGAGTTCTTTTCCACGGTCGATATTGACGGCGGCACGATTGACAACACAACGATTGGCGCCACTACAGCGTCTACCGGCGCGTTTACCACGCTTGCGAGCAGCTCTACCACCGTACTGAACGGCACGACGATTCCTGCTAGCAAGACGTTGGTGGATACGGATTCAGCGCAGACGCTCACTAACAAAACGCTTACTAGCCCAGTCATTACTACCCCTACAGGCATTGTAAAGGGAGATGTGGGCTTAGGTAATGTGGACAACACCAGTGATGCCACAAAGAACGCGGCTACTGCGACGTTGACGAATAAAACAATCTCAGCGGACAACAACACGCTGTCAGGCATTGCGGCAAGTTCTTTTGTATTGTCCAACGGCAGTGGCAACATTGACGGCGCGGCGGCTCAAAAGGTTATCCCAAGTGGGGTGGTGGTTGGTACATCAGACACACAGACGCTGACAAACAAAACGCTTACGAGTCCCGCTATAACTACACCCACCGGCATTGTAAAGGGTGACGTGGGCTTAGGTAATGTGGACAACACCAGTGATGCCACAAAGAATTCAGCTACTGCGACGCTGACCAATAAGACCATCAATCTTACTAACAACACTTTAGTGGCAACCTCTGCGCAGATTGCGGCGGCGGTAACGGACGAGACGGGCACGGGTGCCTTGGTATTTGGCACATCACCAACACTGGTAACGCCTATAATCACCGGGGGTACATTTGACCCCACTACCTTCACTGAGGACGGCCAGCCCATTGTCGTGCAGTCCGACGTAGGCACAGACCCGAACCAGATACCACTGAATCAGTTTTTAGGTAGCTTGGCGTTTCAGGACTTGCCAGCCGTGCAACTTAGTTTGCGCCCCATTGTTCCATTGACAACGCCCACCGTTCAAGATGTGATCGACGCATTGCTTGCGCTTGGTCTAGTTACCCAAGAGGATTAAACCATGAGCATCAAAAACAATTTCCCTGATGTACGCCCAACGCTTCTAGTCGATTTTCGTAACAGCGAAACAGTAGACCCGCGTATCGTATCAGCACGAGCCTCTACAGCGACATTTACAGATCAGTTCGGTGTTATCCAGACAGCGTTAAGCAATGTGCCACGGATTACATTTGATGCAGTGACAGGTGAGTGTGAAGGGGCGATGCGGGAAGAGCAGAGGACTAATCTCGTACTAAACAGCGCGGTGTTGGTGACTCAGAACGTAACGGTTACAGCCGTTGCTCATACACTTAGTTTCTATGGCACGGGTACGGTAACGTTATCAGGCACAGCTACTGCCACAGTCGTTGGCTCAGGTGCTTACCCATCGCGCAAGACTTTTACTTTTACACCGACAG